GTTAATGAAGCTGTTTCTGAACAAATGGCTGGAATCCAAAGTCAAGTTGCTATGCAAAATCTTAAGACTGAGTTAAAAGGAAAGTATGGTATGGGTGATGATAAGGAAATAGATGACTTTATTAATTTTGCTATGACACCAAGAGATCAGCTACCAGTTGATTTTCTTATTAATGTTTATAGACAATTTTATAATAAAGGAGAAAATGCTCCCTCATCAGAAAACATACAAGCTGTAACTGAAACTCAAGCTATGCCAAGATCTGCTGGTGTTTTACAAGGTGGAGAACCTAATGTAAAAAGCGAGTTAGATGTTTCTTGGGATAGAATCTTAAAAGCTGGCAACGCTGGAAGATTACTTTAAAATAAATGAATAATGGAGAACATTAAAAATGTCTGTTACAAAAGGGATAAAACTCTCTAGCGATATTACTGCTGCAGCCACTAGTGCTGGCGTAGGACAAGCTCCAGATAGAAGACGGTTATACGATTTTAGTGATCGAGTTGCTGAATTGGCTCCAGAAGAATCGCCATTCTTCGTATACCTTTCGCAAGTTGCTAAATCGCCTACTGATGATTCAGTATTTCGCTATCTAGAGAATAGATCAAAAATAAATATGACAACAAGAAACTTTTTAATTAAAGGTGCTGTTGGAACTGTTGCTGCTGAAAGTAGCTATACCTTCATAGTAGATGCTGATACAGCTACTGGTGGTATTGACTCTGGTGGAGCTGCAGTTGATTTTTTAATTAAAGGAATGGTATTTGTTGTTAACACAACTACTGGTGCTGAAACTTCTGGTTATGCTCAGGCAATGGTAAGAATTGAAACTGCTCCAGTTTCTAATTCTAGTGATACTTCTTTTACTGGTAAAGTTATAAGTTTATCAAATGCTAATGTTTCTGGATACAATGTTATTGCTGATGATGACGTATGTCAAGTTATTGGTACTGCTTTTGCTGAAGGAACTGCATCACCTGATACTTTTTCAACTGAAATTGAAGATGACTTTGGTTTTACTCAAATCTTTAAAACTTCTTGTGAGTTATCAAACACAGCTATTGCAACACGTTACCGTGGATATGCAAATGAGTTTGAAAGAATTTGGGCAACCAAGTTACGTGAACATAAAGTAGACATTGAGCGTGCAATGCTATTTGGACAAAAAGCTCGTGTTTCTGGTGTTCAATATACTGAAGGTTTAGTTGGTCATATTGTTAAAAATGCAAATCCAATAACCAATACTAATAATTTTAGTTACACATCTGGCGTTCCTTACTATCGTAGTGTTGCAACTTCTGAGTTAACCTATGATAGATTGCTTGCTGACTTAGAAGTTATCTTTGATCCAGCAAGAGGTGGTTCTGCAGATAGATTGGTGCTTGCATCATTACCAGTAATTACTTTCTTTAACAAGTTAGGCGATGGTGCTTTTATGGATGCATCTATGGGTGCAAGTGGTTCAATCAATCGTTACAACTTTGAAGAAAGACAAGGTCAGTTTGGTCATAAGATCATGACTATTGATACTGTTCATGGAACAATGCACTTAGTTAAAGAACCATTGTTTAGAGGTCTTTCCTCTGGTTTTATGTTGATGGCTGATATGAGTAAGTTAATGTATAGACCATTAGTTGGTAATGGTTTAAATCGTGATACTCATATTATTACAAACGTACAAAATTCAGATGAAGACTTACGTAAAGATATGGTTATTACCGAAGCTGGTCTTGAAGTTACACTTCCTGAGTGTCATGCACTCTATGAAGTAGAAAGTGTATAAGGAGTATAAGTATGTTAACTGATTATTTAAATGAGAATAGTGGTGTTAGCGATCTTGCTTTAAAATACGAAGTCATAAACGCTGCAAGAACTTTGACTGCAGCAGACTCTGGAAAAGTATTTGGAGTAGAGCAAGATAGTGCTTATGAGATAACATTGCCTTTAGCAGCAGCTGCTGGTCAAGGCTGGAACTGTAAGTTTATTCTTACTCAAGTTGCAGCTAATGCAGTAACTATTGCTAACAATACTAGTGAAGATACAATCGTAGGAATGACTGCTGGTGGTGATGGTGGTGCAGGTAGTTCAACAGATAGTACAGCTGTAGATGAAATCGTATTTATCAGTGGTGCACAGCTAGGCGATACAGTAGAGCTTTTTTGCAATGGAACTAATTACTTTGCAAAAGCAATGGCTCATGACGTTGCTCATATCACAATATCATAATCCGAATAAATAAGGATTGACAGTATGGATACTGTGGGGCTATCAATAAAAGGTAGCCCCAAAAATCCAAAAAGAAAAGGAATAGTAAATGGCTAATTATAATTCAAGCAATACAAATGTAAAAATTTTTGTTAATGATCCAGTAGGTGGAGATAAGAGTAGCCCATCTGGTCATATGGCAAAAGAAATTTACGATTACATTGTTTCGTTAGATTCTACTGATAATGCAATTATTTCAATATCTCATTGTCCTATGAATGGAGAAAGAGTTATGACTATGGTGGTATCTGGATCGTGAGCGTTTGTCAACATTGCAGTAAACCTAATAAAGAAAATTGGTTTTATTGTAGATCATGTGGGAAGAGAGCGTCTGCTCCTAAGTTTACAACAAATTCTTTTATGAGAAGCGATATAGCTAAAAGAACTGATATAGAATTTGGTACTATGGATAGACAAAAAAGTATTGATAAAATGAGAGACCAAGCTTGGAAGTTCGATGCGTAGGTTTGGTAAAGGTTTTAAAACAGTAACCAGTTGTACAATGACTGGAGGAAGGAAAAAAGAAAATGCCGTATCATTACGGAGGAAACTCAAACTCAAAAATGGTAAAGAAAAAATCCAAACCCAAAAAAAAGAAAAAAAAGACTAATAAGAAAAAAAGAGTGATGTAATAAATGGCAACTTTTAGTGCACAAGTAGTAGATTTAGTAGGTACATTTAGTGATGAAACTGCATTAGATACCTTTATAACAGAGGGTGCTAATGAAGTTATAAATGCTATGCCTCGTCTTATACTAGAACGAGTTGCAGATGAAGTTAGTGTTACTGATGGATCTACATCATCTGAAACTCATAAAATACTCTATGTTCTTTTAGGCGATCAACCATGTAGATTGGTTCCAGCTTTTAAAAGAGGCAGAATACAAGATTCTTCTGATATGGAGTTTGCAACTTCTACTGATCCAGCTTATTATATACAAGATGGAAAGATAAATGTTTTTCCTAATAGTGGAACTGTTAAGATGGTTGGAGTACCAGTTTACAATCAAGGTTCTCCTTTAGATGCAAGTGCAATATCTACAATAACTAATTTTCCAGACGAGTATGAATATCTTGTTACATTGTATGCAGCTATAAAAGCATTAAATCAAAATCTTTCTGCTTTGCATAGTAACTCTGATATTACAACTGCTTTAACTGCTATAAACACAGAGATAGATGAAACACTTACTATTGCAGATTCTATAAATACTCAGATAGATGATGCTGTTACAGAGATAGCTGAAACTGTTATAAATGTAGATGTTAGTGTAGATACTGCTTTAACAGCTATGAAAACTGCAGCTGAAAGAATAAATGTAGCTGTTGGTTTAGCTAGTGATGAGTTTGACAAAGGTGATGGTTTGCTAGACAAAGGAGAGTTGGATACTGAGAATGATGTAAATACTGCATTAACAGCTATGAAAGCAGCAGTAGAAGCTGCAGAAGCTGCTTTTGATAAAATGGATGGAGCTGATGAATCTGTATTTGGAGATGAAGATACATTTTTAACAGCCAGTTCTCAGCTAACAAGAGTTAAAGCTGCTATAGATAATGCTGAAAATCTTATTAATAATAACCAACCTAGTGCCACAACAGATGCTTTTGGAGCACAAGCTAACGAAGATATTGAATTAGTAACATCTGCTTTAAATATTGCTCAAACAGAAATACAAAGATCTCAAGCTCATTTGTCAGAATGGAATGCTATTGGAGATATGAGAATAAAGCAAATCAATGCTTCTTTGTCTGAAGCAAATGGTTATGGAAGTGAAATACAAGCTAGACTTGCTCAAGCTCAGGCTAAAAGAGAAGAGTCTAATTCTAGAATACAGTTAGGTAACTCTTATCTAGCAGAAGCAAATGCTGCTGCAAACGAAGTACAAGCTTTTGGTAACGAGGTATCTCAAAGATTAGCACAAGTTGGTGCTCAAGGAAATGTAGCTGCAAGTTATATAAATGCTGCAACTGGATATGCTAATGAGATTCAATCTAAATTAAATATAGCTTCTGCTTATGGCAATGAAGTGCAGTTAAGATTAAATGTAGATAGCACAGAATATCAATGGTATGAAAGACAGCAAGCAAAACTACAAGCTGATTACGACAAAGGTATTCAGTTGTTAAGAGGAGCATAATGGCTTTAACTGCTGTAACATTAAATACAAGTCCTAGTTTTACTCAAGTTACCTTGAATACAAGCCCTAGCTTTACTCAAGTTACTTTAAATACTAGTCCATCTTTTACTGGTGTTACTTTAAATACATCTCCTAGCTTTACTGCTGTTGCTTTAAATACAAGTCCATCATTTATTTTATCTGGTTCTTTTTTAGATGCTAGTAATAATTGGGAAAATGAAACTAGAACTTGGACTCAAATAGGTATGCTTGGAAAGGATTCTGACTAATGGCTGTACATAGTTTAACAGTAAAACAAATTTTATCTAGAGTAAGACAGACTTTTCCTGATGCTCCAGAAACTTATGTAATCAATTTAATTAACGAAGCTCTTGTAGAGCTTGGTAAGTATAATACCAAAATAGAATATGCGAAGCTTAGTACTGTATCTGATCAACAATGGTACACACTTAGTGATGCTAATGCTGGTGTAGAAATAAATAAAGTTTATAGATTAGACTTTATGGATTCTGCTGGAGACTATACAAAGATACCTAGATTAATTAATAATGAAATACAAACAACGGACATAGACTAATGGCTAGTAATTATAATAGACCAGAAGATTTTATAGCTTGGTATATCGTTGGCGATCACCTTGCTATCGTTACAACAAAAGGTAGCGATTCAGATACTGTTCATCAACAGTTAGGAGATTATAAACCTATAGATGAAACAGTAACTAATGGTGTTTTGATACACTACTCTGGAGAACCTGATGCTGTAACTGCATTAACAGATACTCCAGATATTGATAATAGCATGCATACTGCTTTGATTGATTATGTAAAATTTAGACTGTACCAAGATAGAGCTGGTACAACAAGTGATGGCAATATTGCTTCTGTTGCTATGACTATGGCTAGAACTCATGAAAATAAATATAATGAGCTAACCAAAAGATATGGTATGAAGAAGCGTGATAAGACTGGTGCCCCAAGAAGGGTGATGCCAGCAGATTTAAGATAATGGTCTTTGAGACGGTGGTGGAGGTAATAGGAGTTTAATATGGCTGGATTCCCAAAATTTCAAACAAAAGAAGTTCTAAACAAAGTTTTGAACTCTGGAGAAGATGCGTTAAAAGTAGATATAGATAACGTAACTTTAAAAACAGAAGGTTCAGATATAACTATAGAGGTGCATACTGACAAAGCTGAAGACAGTATGTTGGTATTTAGTAATACTGCTAAAGATGGTAGTGGTACTAGCTATGTTCCTTTAGTAGATAATGATGGGCATTTACAATTAGATATTCTTTCAAGTGCTTTACCTAGTGGAGCTGCTACTGCAGCTAATCAAGCAACTATCATAGGTCATGTAGATGGGTTAGAAACATTATTAACTGGCATTGATGCTGATACTAATGCTATAAGAACAGATGCTGCTGCAATGGAAGCTTTGTTAATTACAATAGACTCTGACACTAGTGCAATAAAAACTGCAGTTGAATTATTA